AGATAAATTGATTTCAGAAGGATTAATGGAAGAAAAAGATAGAATGGTCTTTGAGAATACTAGTAAGATGATAGCTCTTTCCTCTGCAAGTTATACCTTTGAAAATTTATATAAAACTTATAGAGAATGGTGTGATAAGATAAATGGTCCAGATAAAGGAGAGGCTACTTATTTCGTTAGTCAGATGAGTTATCAAGCTCTTCCAGAAGAAATGATTGATAAAACAATTATTGAGGAAGCTCAAGCTGGTGGTTCTAGTCATAGTGGATTTCTCCGAGAATACTGCGCACAATTTACAGATGGAAGTGATAGCTATTTTAATGCTAAAAAGATGGAAGAATGTACTCTACAAGTTGGAGAAGAACCACATACTTTAATGAAGGGTGACCCAAGTAAAAAATATATATTAGGTATTGACCCTAATATGAGCGATAGTCCAAACGCAGATTATTTTGCTATGGCAGTTATGGAGTTAGATGAAGACAAAAGACAAGGCATTTTAGTTCATACTTACGCTGGACTTGGGAATTTAAAGAATCATGTCAATTATTTACATTACATATTAAATAATTTTAATATTGTCTTTATGATATTGGATAATGCAGGCGCCGATACCTTTCTCGCAGCTTGCAACGAATCATCTTTATTTAAAAAAGATAGACTAGAGATTAAAACAATTAATTTTAATTCAGAATTAGAGGCTCAAGATTATGAAGCCGAATTAAGAAACGCAAGGAATCAATATAATCTAGAAGATAAAAAGATTGCATTTAATCAGGTATTTACTAGTAATTTTATCCGAAAGTCTAATGAATACTTACAAGCATGTATAGATTACAAAAAAGTATGGTTTGCAAGTAGAACAGCCTCAGATGAGAAGTTCTTTAATAAAACTATAAATCTAAATATTCCATTAGAATTAATGAAAACAGAAGATAAAAAGGATTGGACATTATTAGACTTTATAGAAAATCAAGATGATTTTATATATCAAACAAAAAAACAATGCGTATTAATCGAACATTCAGCTACAAGCCGTGGTACTCAAAGCTTTGATTTACCTCAACACCTTAAAAGGAGTGCGTCTGCAAATAAGGCAAGAAAAGATAATTATTCTGCATTTATGTTAGCAAATTGGGCTGTTAAATGTTATAATGATATAATGAGCGCGCCAAAAACACAAGAATTCCCGACTTTTTCGCCTATAATGCTCGGATAATGTGTAATAATTGAAGTAAAATGGCAAAAAAAGATAAAAAACAACAAAAAACTCAAAAAGCTGAAGAGATTCAACCTTTGATGGTTTCTACCGCTTCTTATCAAAGCGTAGCGTCATCTGTTTCTACAGATTCTTCTACCCCTCCTATGAGAAGAAATAGAGCTGCCACAATTAATAGAACAGATAAATATAAGAATATTGATGATGGATTAATTCCATTCAGATACGCTACAGCTACTGCAAATTATTCTAATATGGATATTAGAGATGCGGTTATATTATGTCAGAAGGCATACTATAATTTTGCAATATTTAGAAATACTATTGATTTAATGACTGAATTTTCTTGTAGTAATATTTACTTTAAAGATGGTAGCCAAAAAAGCAGAGACTTTTTTACAGCATTATTTAAAAAGATAAATATATTTGATCTTCAAGATCAATTTTTCCGTGAATACTATCGTAGCGGTAATGTATTTATATATCGTTTTGATACTAAAGTAAAAGATGAAGATATTAATAAAATATCACAAACTTTTGGATTAACTTCAAAAGCCGCAAGTCTCGTACTACCAGCAAGATATATTATTATTAATCCAGCAGACGTACAGATTGGTGGAAGTATTAATTTTTCACTTGGTAGATATTATAAATTAATTAGTGATTACGAATTAGAAAGATTAAGAAGCCCAAAGACGGACGAGGATCTCGAAGTGCTAAATAGCTTACCAGTCGAAACAAGAAAATTAATCAAAGAAAAACGTACTGGAATATTAATTTTACCATTAGATCCAGAAAGAATCTCTGCGGTCTTTTATAAAAAGCAAGATTACGAACCATTTGCAGTACCAATGGGCTTCCCAGTTTTAGAAGATATTAATTGGAAAGCTGAAATGAAAAAGATGGATATGGCAGTCGCAAGAACAATGCAACAAGCAATTCTATTGGTAACAATGGGAACAGATCCAGAAAAAGGTGGAATAAATCAAAAGAATTTACAAGCAATGCAATCTCTTTTTGAGAATCAAAGCGTTGGTAGAGTTTTAATTGCAGATTATACGACAAAAGCGCAATTTGTTATACCAGACATTGGTAATATTCTTGGCCCACAAAAATATGAACTTGTAGATCGCGATATCTATATTGGATTAAATAATATTCTTGTTGGTAATGAAAAATACGCAAATGAAAAGATTAAAGTTCAAGTCTTCGTTGAGAGATTAAAACAAGCTCGCGAATCTTTTCTTAATAATTTCTTATTTCCAGAAATTCGTAGAATTAGTAAAGAGCTTGGATTTAAAAACTACCCAACACCATTCTTTGAGGATATTGACCTTAAAGACGATATTCAATATTCAAGAATTTATACAAGACTCGTAGAACTTGGAGTGCTTACTCCAGAAGAAGGACTCGAAGCAATCGAAAGCGGCAAACTTCCATCTTTCGAAGATTCTGTTTCAGCTCAACAAAAATTTAGGGAATTAAAAGATCAAGGTTTGTATCAACCACTAATAGGCGGACCAAAAATGGAAGCAGGTAGACCACAAGGTTCTAGCGGAATACCTCAGTCTACAAAGAACATTTCTCCAGTTGGTCAAGGTAGACAATCTAAAGCAACATTTTTTGATATTGAAAAAGTAAAAAATAATTTCATTCTTGCTTCAAAACTACAAGATAAAGTCGAAGCTTCACTTAGGGAAAAGCACTCTTTAAGAAAATTATCGAAACAACAGAAAGATGTTGCTTTTGAAATAACAAAGATTATTGTATCTAATGAAAATCCAGAGACATGGGAATCATCAGCCATAAATTACGTAAATGAACCAAAAGATAAAAACACAGAAATAGTTTCTGAAATAAATAACATCGCTTCCGAGCATTCAGTAGATTCTTATGTAGCAAGTATATTATATCATAGTAAAAAAGTAGAGGCATAATACTATGGCGCAGAATTTAATTAGATTAAAACAATTAGAGCAAAGCGAGTTAAGCGGATTCGTTTCTCAAGCTGTAGCTAATACTGGAATTATTTCATCTGTTATTAATAGTATTGGATCTGGATTATTTATTTCTGTAAGTGGAGATCAAAGAGCTTCTGGAGTAAAAACATTTTTAAATAATATAAATATATCTGGAGATCTTACTGTTAATGGTACAATTAGAGCTAATGAAATTTTAGATTTTACAATTACAGGAGATATTAGTGGATATACTGGACAATTTCAAGCTTTATATGTTAAAGGACAAGCTGTAGTTACTGGATCTGCCGCAACAGCATCTAGTTTATTTCAAACAGGAGAGAATTTATATAACTACATAAATGGATTGAGCGGAACTTTAAATAATAGTGGTTCAGTTTTATATACATATATAACTCAATTAAGTGGCGATTTTGATACATCGGGTTCAGTTCTAAATTCTTATATTAATAACTTAAGCGGTAATTCTGTTTTATTGTATGGAAATCAAACGATTACTGGTACAAAAACATTTATAAACAATCAAATATTTTCTGGAAATATACTTGTTTCTGGTACAGGAATATTTAATTCTGTTGATTTAAATAATATTGATAATCTATCGCTTTCTGGAGTTGATATTACGATAACTAGTGGTACGGTAATATTAACTAATCCAATCTCTGCTCCCAATCTTGTTTATGTTACTGGTAATCAAAATGTTTCTGGTGTAAAAAATTTTCAATCACAATTATTTGTAAGTGGTATATATAATAGCGGAGTTAGACTAGCTAATTTAAATGATTTAACTTTGACTGGCGCATCTCTTCATGATAGCATAAGAGAACTTAGTGGAATTGTTACATCTTTAAGTGGAGATTTTAATCAGACTGGCGCTTTATTAAATAATTATATTAATAATCTAAGCGGTTTATCAGTATTAAGATATAGCGACCAATTAATTAGTGGAAATAAAACATTCTTTGGCACAACAACTTTTAGCGGTCAAAGTATTAATCTAATTGATACCGCATTAAATCTTAGCGGAATCGGAGATATGACATTTACTGGAGTTAATATTAATTTTATTAATTCTCCAGTATATATTTCTGGTACAAATTTAAGAGTTGTAGGAGATGTGCTTGCTAATAATTTAGTTTATACAAGCGGAAATCAAAATATTTCTGGAATTAAGAATTTTACTAATAATTTATTTGTTAGCGGAATTTATAATAGTGGAGTTAGATTAGCTAATTTAAATGATCTTACATCTAGTGGCGCAAGTTTAAATAATGCGATAAATACTTTAAGTGGAAATGCGGTGCTTGTATATGGAGATCAATTAGTCTCTGGAGTAAAAATATTTGGTAGTGGAAATAGCACAAATCCTATTGGGTTAGATTTTCCTACAATAGCAGGAGGAGTTGGAAATAGAATATCTGGAGATTATAATGTTATTGCGGGTGGCGAAAGAAATATTATAACAGGTCATTATGGATTGATTGGAGGTGGCTGTTGTAACTTCTTATCTGGCGGATTTAATTCGATTATTGCAGGAGGTTTATGTAATACTAATAACTCAAATTATGCAACAATTGTTGGTGGAGCCACTAATCGTATCAATCTTGCTGCGGGATGCTCATCTATTGGCGGAGGATCAAATAATCTTATAAATGTTGGTACATGGTCTGTAATAGGTGGAGGATCATTTAACTGTATTACTGGCGGAGACTCTAACGTAATTTTAGGAGGAGCAAGGAACATAGCAGCATTTCCATATTCTGTAGTTGTTGGAGGAAATACTAATAATACTTGTTCATCTTATGGTCTTATTGGCGGTGGCTGTCTTAACGCCATACAGGACTCACTTGGCTGTTTTGGCACAATTGTAAATGGACAATTAAATTTAACTTCTGGTTGTTATTCATTTATAGGTGGCGGCGGTAAAAATCTTTTAGGATTTCCATATTCTGTAATTGTTGGCGGATGCGTAAATCAATCTCACGCAGCCCATAGTTTTGTTGGTGGAGGATTCCTAAATACTATTAGAGGATTTGGTGGAGCATCTATCTTAGGAGGATCATTTAATACAGTTACAGGAGATCATGCAGTAGTTTTAGGTGGAGCAAGAAGCGAAGCAGGACTTCCATATTCTGCTGTTGTTGGAGGATGTTGTCATCTTGCTAGAGGATGCATGTCATTTATTGGAGGTGGCGATAGAAATTCTGTTTTAGCTGATTATGGTTACGTTGTTGGTGGAAGATGCGCTACAGTTTCCCTATTCCATAGTGGTGCGGCAGTTTTAGGAGACGGACAAAATAGAAATCATTTTTCATCAGGAGCACATACATTAACTTTAGATTTTGCTAGTGGTATATATTTAGCAGATCCAGATTTCTTTGGAAATGCAAATTTTAATCATCTTTTAACTGCTAGAACCGGGCTTTTTGGTCTAAATAGTCGTATTTCTGGAAATGCTTCAGCCTTACTCGGAGGAATAAATAATTTTACAAGTGGTTATGCTTCGTTGATTGGTGGAGGCGATGGAAATTGTAGTATTGGTTCAACTTCAATCATTGGAGCAGGAACTCTAAATTGTATTTTTACGGATTATTCTGCAATACTTGGTGGAGAAGGCAATATGATAACAGATTGTTATTCTACAATAGTTGGTGGATTCCAAAATTGTGCTCTTGGACAAGGTGGATTTGTTGGCGGTGGAGAGCTTAATTGTGTATCTGGCACAGCCTCTTCAGTCGTAGGTGGTTCTGATAATGAAGTAACAGGAACATATAGTTTTATTGGAGGTGGATTTGATAATTCTGTTCGAGCTCCTTGCGCTTATATAGTTGGTGGAAGATGTGCGATTATTCAAGCTGGTCATGGTGGTGCTGCAGTTTTGGGAGACGGAGAAAATAGACAACACTTATCTTCTGGATCAAATACTTTAACCCTAGACTTTAATAGTGGAGTATATTTTGCTAGACCTAATATTTTTGGTAATCTAAGATTCTCAAATTCCACAATCGATCTTGGAAATTCTAGATTAGTTAATGCAATTCCCGAATTTATTAATGAAACAACAAATTTTGTTATATCTGGAAATGATAATGGACGAATTATATTAGCTAATTCTGCAACTCGAATTACTGGAATGATCGTAAGCGGTAACCCAACTGGTTTTAATACTTCTATTATTCAAATTGGCGCAGGTCAAATCTTCATTTCGGGTAGCGGATTAAATGCTTCAATTCCAGTATTAAGTTATAATAATCAATATCGCACAGCAGGAGCAGGAGCAACAATCTCTATTCTCAACACAGGAAATAATAGATACATAATGTATGGAAATACAATATGATAGTTTTACCATCAACTTCAGCTGGATTTCAAAGCTCTAGTTTAGTTGGATTAAGCTCTATAACAATTAATTCACCAAGTACTTTAGTTTTTTTTAGTTTAAAAGTAAATACCCCGCTAACAATAGCGAATATATTTGGAGCAAACCCAAGTTGGGCAGATCCAGCGGGTTCTTTTGCTGATTTTATTACTTTTTACGCAAATAATAATTATGACTCCGAAGTACTAAGCGCAATATATGTAGATTATGGAAGCGGACCTTATTGGGCTGATCTTGGAGATACTATTACAAACGTAACAAATACAGTCGTAGCATCAAATAATAATGCTTTCTACGTTCAACCATATTCTATTCCAGCAACTATACCATTATTAAATGGAAATCTTGCTATAAATCCTTCTTTCAATTAATTTTACTTGACATTTATTTTATATTAATTTATAATTAAATTAATTTAAATATATGAAAGCGCTATATACTTTTTGGTCTAAACCTATCAAAGAAAATATTGCTCGCTGTAAAAATGAAAAAAATTTTATTATGATGTTTGTTTATTCAATGTTATGGTCATCTAAATGGTTTGATAAAGTAGAGATGAACACAGATGATTATGGATTCAATATTTTTAAATATTTTGAATCAGATAAAATAAAAATTAAAAATACGTTAAATATATTTGAAGACTTAGACTCTTATCTATTCTGGGCGTATCCTAAGATATATTCTTTAAGTTTACAAAACGAATCTTTTATACATATTGATGGTGATATATTTATATTTAGAAAATTAAAAGATCAATTATTTCGTGGAGATTTTGGTTTTCAAAACCTTGAGAAAACATATTATCAAAGAACTTATGGTAAATTAATAAGATTTTATGATGAAAATTCTAAAGATAAACCTTTAGAATGGGACTCTAATTTAAATAGTGCAATAAACTGTGGTCTTATGTATTTTAAAGACCCGAATGTTGCAAAGATCTTTCATGAAAATGTTAAGAAATATTTTATTGATATTAATAAGGATTTTATCCTTAAATTAAAAAAACAATTACAAGAAACAATCAATATAACGTATGTAACTTATCCTCTT